CAAGAAATGTACTCTAAGATTCAAGCTCTTGGTAAGGGTAGATACTCTGCTCCTAACAACCCGCAGCTTGGTGAAGATGGAGGCGAAGATGCCACTGGATAGTCTACCGGGTGAAGACGATATTGTCGCTCGCCTAAAGACAATACCTGGTGTGGACGTTATAGAGGGCGAATACCTATCTGATTCATACAAGCCTGTCACGGACAGCAACGGTATGTTCAAGCCTTATATGACAGTTAAGTTTAGCGGTGCTTTCCAGGCGTTTGACAATGGTATTGTCGGCGCTTGGCAAGACACCCAGCGCAATACGTTCGGGGTTTACGTTGTATCGCCCGACGACAGAACAACAAGAATACTACGGAACCAGGTACGAGAAAAAATGCTTTCATCTGATTTCGTACCTACTGATGGAAGTCACCTTACACCATCTAGTGCAATGAGTTTCGTGGACTCAGATTTGGGTTACAACAGGTATGTGCATTACATAACCTTTACGTATCTCTTTAACCTGACCCCAGAAACTTAATAAATATGGTAAACTAGTAGAGAGATAATTATGGCATTTAAACTTTTCAGGCATAAGAGTAACGGTGTAGTAAAGAGCTACCCCGAACACTATGCTACTCACCCGGTCTTTGGTGACGATCTAGAGCCATATGACCCAAGCGATGAGCACGAAGAAGAAAAGGTTGTATCTGACAACCACGAGCTTCCGGTTGAACAGCGCGGAACACTGATCGCCAATCAGAAGCCTGAACTCGATTCAGAAAATGAACTTCACGAGGGCGACGACAACGTAAAGGAAAACGACTAATGGCGGGCACTAAGCTCCTTAGAGGTCACTACTCTGTCTACGCCTTCTATCCTCAGGCTCTAGCTGATTGGTCAAACCCGACAGCAGATGATTTGAATGCGGCTATTACGGCAGGTCTTGGCTTCGATATCTCATGTGCTATTACCGACGACTCGGTAAGCATTAACCTAACAGACTCTGACACGGACGACAGCATCAGCATCTGTGACATTGGAAACGTAAGTACACCGACATTCTTCAACTATGAAGTTTCGTTCAACAGTTTCCGCAACGGTCCATCTACTGCTGCAACGCCTGTTCCGGTGTATGAGATTCCGGTTAACCTGTTCAACCAGCCTGACCGTTCGTTCTACATCATCAGCCGCATTGGTCCGGCGCAGGGTACTGCCTTCGCTGCCGGTGACGTTGTGAGCATCTACGGCGTTAACACGGATTACCCGTCAGACGTACTCGGTGATGGTGATAACATTCTGTTTGGTTCTCGTTTCAAGCCAAGCGGCCAGGTTTACACCAACGCAACGCTGGCTTAAGGAATAACAAATGGCTAAGATTACAAGTAACGAATACGTCAAGGTAGCGTGGATTCTAGACGCTAACATGACTACTACTCAGGCTGCTGCTATCACAGACACCATCCTGAACGCTGGCACTACGCTACAGCTTTCCCCGGCTATTGCGTGGCAGGACTTTGCTCTTGGTGCTACCGACTCGGATGATGTTGAGGACCGTGGAATTACCGATCCCGGTAACGCGGTAACACGAGGCTTTGCGAACTTCGAGGGTACGCTCAGCTTCTTCCGCGACGCAAACAGTTCAGACACTAACAGCGACTACAACAAGGCGTTCGAAACCTTCCGTACTCCGCGTACTTACGGTTACCTTGTGATGCGTGTTGCTGAAAAGAAGTGGTCTGACCCGTGGGCTGCCGGTGACCGCGTAAGCGTGTTCCGCTTTGTGGCAGACATTGTTACAGACGATGCGACAGGTGACGACTCTGTTAAGTTCACCGTGCACTTCTTGCAGCAGGGTCTTCTTTACACCTATGAAATCGTCCGCGACGGTGCTTCTGCTGCCGCTCTTGCTGGGGTTCCTGCAACTCTTACAAAGGACGTTGCTGATGGTCCGTTCACGATTGTTCCTACACTAAACGGTAAGGACGTGCACGCCTCATCTACCTACGTGTCTGACGATACCACAGTGGCTTCTGTAAGCTCTAGTGGTGTTGTTACACCGCTTGCTGCCGGTACAGCTAACATTACGGTTAGCAACCCAGCAGCAACAGCACCGGTAACGAGCGCCCTCACTCTTACCTAATGCTGTATCCTAAAATACCCCGGTTGTTAATTCAGCCGGGGTATTTTTATTAATGCAAAACTTAATAATTTATGGTAGGATATCAACATGGATACAGCAATTGCAGAGGCACAATCTCCTGAAACATTTGATGTTCTTTCATTTCTTGAACAGACGGCTTATCCCACTGAAACAGTGGTTGTGCACCAGGACGTTAAGAGTGCCGATAGTTATATCAAACTTCATGCTCAGCTACAAGAGCTAGAGAAGGAAGAGAATACTGACCTTGATGCGGTTAACTCCCTTAGCGATGAGATTACGGCGCTTGGCGAAAAGATCAAGAAGTCAGCTATCGTATTCACGCTACGTGGTATGCCACCGGGGATCGTACAGCAGATCGTAAACCCCGTTGGTTTGGACCCTGAGCTTGACACCCCGCAGGCGGCTATCGACCGAGACAATGAGCTTATTGCTCGTTCTATCATCTCCGTGTCGAACGCTAATGGTGTCAAAGACGAAACCGTTTGGGATGCCGAAAAGGTTGCCAAGCTCAGGACTTTCTTGAAGGAGGGTGAATTCGGTAAGCTTGTTAAGGGTGTAGCTGACGTTAACTTCAACGCGGCGATCTTTGATCAGGCTACCGATGCCGGATTTCCTGGCGGAAGTTCTGACCTGGCCGGGTAATTACGAATACGCAATAGCAGTAGAAACAGCTAAAGAGTGGGGTGTACCGCCAACACTCTTTATATTGGAAGACCGCAAGCCTAACGAGGGATGGACAGCTTACGATAAGAAGCTGGCTTTGGCTTGGACGGTTCTACAAAAAGAGACATGCGGAATTTGTTCACAACCATTGTGGATTTGTAGAAGTTCCAATAAAAACTTGACATTCTCTATCAGAACAGATGTATGTTATGCGTCTCGTGACCTAGAGAAGTTTAAGAAGTCTCAAAGAGGTAAGAACCTAAAAGACGGAGAATACCCCTACATCGTACCGAAAATGTACGACGACAGCAGATTGCCGTCACGCAGGGAATGGCTTGAGGAATTAGCGGAATAAATGGCTGGCGAAGATACACGTCTTGAAGTAGAAATTGATGCCAAAGTTGGTGGCGTACAGCAAACACGCGACTTGGCTACTGCTGTTGAGGCGGTTCAAGACTCCCTACGCTCACTTGTAGCGTCAGGACAGAAGGCCCTTTCCACCTTTGCGAAGATGGAACAGGGTCTTGCTGGTGTATCTGCGCAAGCCAAAGTCGCTAAGAGCGCCATTGCTGAGGCTGCTGCTGCCTCTGCCGCCGCAAGTAAGACAGCGGCTATTTCTCCTGTTGCCGGTTCGTTCAAGGCGTCTACCGCTCAGTCTGCTTCTGGTGGTTCGCTTTCTGGTGAGCTTACTACTAACCAGGCTATTGCGAACAGTATCGGCGTTGTAACTAAGCAACAGCGTGAAGCTGCTGAGGCTACGGCTGCTGCGCGAGCACAAGTCGAAAAGATGAATGCTGCGCTTGCTGCTGAGGCTGCACGCTACACTAAGGTTGCCGAAGCATCACTGGCGCACAACAAGGCACAGACCACTTCCCGCGCTATGACTCCGGCTACTCCTGTTGGTTACGCCGGATTCCAGCAGGCCGGTCTTTACCAGAAGTATCTTAATGAGCAGGTTGACGCCGCTAACGCAAAGTACAAGCAGGCCGTTGAAAGCCTAGGTACTTACCGCGACCGACTTGCGAACACTCGATACGCGCTGTACGGCCTGTCTCAGACAATGGCTGTTGTCGGTGCTGTCATGCTTGCCAGCAACATCGCTATTGTTAAGCAGGCTAGCGACTTCCAGACCTACAACGCCAGCATTCAGCGTACCTCTCAGACGAGTGGTAAGGAACTACAAAACCTAGAAGATCAGTTCATGTCTCTAGGTCAGAGTATTCCTGTGGCGTTCAAAGACCTTGCCGACATTGAAAAGCTCGGTGGTCAGCTTGGTATTGACGCTGATCAGTTGACAGCGTTCACTAAGACTACTGCTGAGTTTGCAGCAACAACCGGTATCAGCGCTGATACTTCTGCTACCGCGCTTGGTCGTCTTAACGAGCTTCTTCCTGATGTTCAGGGTAATTTTGAGGGTCTTGGTAGTTCGATCCTTAAGGTTGGTATCAACTCGGTTGCGACAGAAGACCAGATCGTACAGATTAGCTCTCAGATCGCCTCAGCGGGCGCTCAGGCCGGTTTGACAGCGGATCAAGTAATCGGCCTGTCCGGTTCGTTTGCGTCGCTTGGTGTGGCTCCTGAGGCTGCTCGTGGTACTATCATCCGCGTCTTCGGATTGATCAGCAAGGCGATCAGCAAGGGCGGCGATGATCTGTCTAACTTTGCCGACATTGCCGGTGAGTCTTCTACGCAGTTTGCTAGCTCGTGGGGTAGCCCACAGTTTATTAATACGTTCCTGGACCTGTTGAGCGGTCTTAACGACAAGGGACCGAAGGCTCAGAACGCCCTGTCAAGTCTGGGTATTACTGCTGCTCGCGACCAGAACAACCTTCTTAAGCTTTCTCAGAACATCGGACTTGTTAATTCAAGCCTTGACGATGCCAAGACTGGCTATGATAACGCCAGCACGCTGCAAGATCAGTTCGGTAAGATCGCCAGCACGGTAGCTTCCAAGCTGCAAGTTCTGATGAACACTCTTAAGGCGTTCTTTGCTACGCTTGGTTCCGGTGGACTACAGTTCATCGGCGGTATCATTGACGTTCTGAATGGTCTGTTCAAGTCGCTTACCCAGTTCGCTAAGCTTCCCGCTGTTCAGGCTGTGGCTGGTTTCGTCGGTGCGTTCACAGCACTTGGTGGTGTAGCATTGCTTGTTACTGCCGGTATCGGTCGCCTTACTGCCGCCGTGCTTGCTGGTCGTCCTGTGTGGGCGTTGCTGAGCCAAACTGTCAGCGTGTTCAAGGCTAACCTTGCCGCTACGCAGGCTCAGGCCGCTGCTACAGGCGTTGAAATGTCAACGCTTAAGGCTAGCGCCATTGCTGCCGGTGTCGCGCTAAAGGGCGCGCTTATCTCGTCTGCTGTTGGTATCGGGCTGGTCGTATTGATCAGCACCATCACTACCGCCGTGACGGGACTACAGCAGGCTTACAAGTCTAGCGCTGATTCTGCGCGAGACTACTTCGGTGACCTTAGCAGTTTGACTGATGCGCTTCAAAAGGATACTGCCGAGGCTGCAAAGACTTCTGCTGCGCACAAGACTGTTAAGGGTACGATAGAAGAGACAACCAAGACAACCGCCGATTGGGTCTTCGGTCTAGAAGACGCTACCGGCGCTCAGGTTAACGCCTCTGATTCTACCGAAGAGACAACTAAGTCTATTAGATCGCAGACGTTCGCTATCGGCGAGAACACTAAAGAGTGGCTTGCCAACCAGATTGCTAACGACAAGAACGTTCAGGAAATCTTCAAGAACCGTTCAGCTTACGAAAAGGGCGGCCTTAACGTAACAGGATTCCTTACCGCGTTGGCTACGAACGACACGGCTAAGGCTAAGCAAATCTATGACCAATTCTACAACGGTACTGCGCCGCAACTTAAGGGTTTGAACGGTTACCAGATCGCCATTGCTCAGAGCGGCCTTGACGTTGGTAAGGTTACTGATATTTTCAAGTCGTACTCTGGTGCTGTTGGTGTTGCTGCATCTAACACAAAGCTGCTGCAAGAAATCTCTAGCGCTACCGGCGTTTCAATGGCTGACCTTACTAGCGCTACCGAGGGTGCCGCAAGTAGCCAGCAGGACATGTCTGACGCCGTTCAGGCCGCCTTTGCGCCGTTGAACGCCGTAACTTCATTCACCAACGCTTTCTACCAGTTGTCGGACGGTATCATCCAGTCCGGTAACTCGTTCGCGTTCTTGTCTGAGGCGGGTGCGGGTAACGTTGCCAACCTTGAAAGCGCTATTACAACTGCTATCTCTGCCGCTGACACACTGGGTGTTAGCACAACAGAAGCTGTTGCTGCGGTCTTCCTTGAATTGCAGAAGCAGGGTGTGGATACGGCTAACCTGTTGGCTGCTGTAGCCAGCATTCCCGGCGTAAACACTAAGGCATTTGGTCAATATGTAAGTGGTACTAAGCAACTTAGTGCTAACGGTCAGAATCTGGCTAACGTGCTTGACAACGTTTACAAGTCTGCTCAGGCCAGTCAGAAATCTGTTGGCGGTGTAGGTAAATCTGCTCAGAGTGCTGCGCAGAAAGTTTACACACTTGTTAACTACGCCAGCGATCTTGGCGGTGTGTTCTCTCGTTCATTCGATCTACGCTTTGGTGGAACGCAGGCGTTGGATGCTATCTCTAGCGGTTGGCAGGACATTGCCGACAAGGCTGCACAGGCTCAGCAGAAAATGGCTGACGCTAATGCAACGCTACAGAAGCTTGCTGCTGACAAGCAGATTGACGAGTACTTCCTTTCCGTGGCGAACGCTTATGGTGACACTAAGCGTGCTGTTGAAATTCAGGCTGATCTTGCGGGCAACGCTAGTGACACAGCCAATGCTCAGAAAGATTTGAGTGACGCTGCTGCGGATGCTGATACTAATTTGCAGGGTAACTCTAAGGCTGCCATTGCTAACCGCAAGGCTCTTACTGACCTTGTGCAGAACTATGAAGACTACATCAAGCAGTTGGCTAGTTCTGGTGCTGATCAGGCTACGCTTACAGCTACTACTCAGCGTCTAAAGCAAGAGTTTATTAACCAGGCTACACAGCTTGGTTACAACACTAACGATGTGCAGAGCTATGCATCGGCGTTTGACGACCTGACTTACGCTATCCAGAACGTGCCGCGTAACATCACAGTTAACGCAGACACTAACCCGGCTCGTCAGGCTGTCAATGAGTTTATCGCCGGTGTTAATGCTAGCCGCGCTACTGTTGGTGTTGGTGACTCTAGCGGTGGTTATGGTGGCGGTTATGCTGCCGGTGCTGCTTATGGTGCGGGCTGGGTTGACGGAACAAGCGCATACCGTCGTCTTGTTACTACTTATGACGGAAGTATTCCTGGCGGTAAGGTTTACCAGTATTACGGTCCTAGCGGTCCTGAAAGCCCTAAGTTCTTCAAGACTGGTGGTTATACCGGAAATGTAAGCTCTAGCGCTATTGCTGGAAGCGTTCACGGTAAGGAATTCGTAGTCGATGCTGATAACACGGCTAGACTCGGGTTGCCGTTCCTGAACGCCCTTAACAAGGGTTTGACACCGGCAACACCTGTTCCATCCGCTGCGGCTGCTGCCACTTCTAGCAACGGCATGATCATCACACAGTGGAGTGCGCAGGACCGCGCGCTGCTGATGGAGATAGCTTCACGACCTGTTGTGGTTTCGCCAGCGCAGATAGCTAATGCTACGAACGCGGCAAACTTTAACACTTCTACAAGAGGGGCTTAAATCAAATGTCAGGATATGTTTACTTCGGAACCCGCGACTACATGACGTGGGTTCCGGCTCCTGCCGTTGGACTTGATGCGTCCACATTTGGCTGGAACACACAGTCGAATTACTTGAACGGTGGAGCATATGTACGTACTAGCACTAGCTCGCACAAAGAGTATCAGCTAACGTGGAACAACACTAGTCGCGACAACATCAGGCTTATTACCGACTTCGCTGATCGTGTGTACGGCACAGGGTTGGTATATTGGTGTGACCCGTTCGCTATGGACAAGAACATGCTACCCCAGCTTTGGGCTACGCCGTCGCAAGGTATTGACGATGGTGTGATCTTGTCGGGTAGTACAGTACGCCCTAGCAGGATTTCTACACCCACTAACAGCCTGGGATACCCGTCTTACAGCGCCGTTTACACAGTTGCCAGCGCTGATATCAAGCCGCAACTTTGGATTCCTATTCCTACCGGTTATACCGCATGGGTTGGTGTGCACGGCGCTGCTGGAAGTGGCGGTGTTGTAGTTGCTCAGCCGACGACCGGAGCCACAACCACAGGCTCTGCAACCAACCTCACTGCCCTCCCCGTGACAAGCACTACGAGATTCAACTACCACGTTGATTCTAACAATGGTGCCAACACAGGCTTGCTGATGTATATGGGCGGTACCGGAACTATTACGCTTTCAGGCATGATGGTTCAGTTGTTAAAGACCGGTGTAACACCGGCAACTGGTGGCTTTATTTCTGGGCAGGGCAATTCCGGGTGCAGGTTCGCAACGCAGCCTACGCTCACTGAGTACAACGCCGTTATCGGCTCTGATGGACTTATGGCGCTGACCGCTAAGCTTGTAGAGGTAGGATCATGGCTGTAGAGATTGCAGTAACCGGACACGGTGCATTCGCTGGTGCGCGCTCTAACGTCGTAGGCTACTCTGCGCAAGAAGACGCCACTAGCATCGACCCTAATGACACAAGCGGTGGTGTGGGACAGATCAACTTCACGGCTGTTGAAGGTCCGTTGTCCCCGCTGCTTATGGGTAACACCATTACCGTTACCGATCAATCTAACGGTACAACAACCGGTACGGTAACCAACCTGGAAAGTCAGGATGGGGTTATGCAGGTAACTGCTAACTCTAGACTTGGGCTATTGCTGAGCACGGTGCAGACTAATCCTTACTCTGGGACACTGGACGGCGCACTCAGATACTATCTAGGTCTGTGCGGTATTACTACTGGCATTCTCATTGACGCAACCATAGGTGCGCGTACTGTTGTGTATCCGGGATTCGGCGGCGTCATGTATGACAACTTCCGTCAGATTCTTGCTGCACAGCAGATCGAAATGTCGCTGGTTTCTAACAACATCGTTATCAGACCTTTGCGTACTCGCGTGCTTAACCGCAACACCGAGCTATCTAATTCGTGGACGCTTAATGCGGGCGATCTGGCGCAATCCGTTGATGTGCACTGGTACACAACCTCTAACCTGGGAACACAAACCATGTTCCCATATTATGCACAGGATTACATTAACAACAATAATACTGCTCCTATTTATCAGGTTGATGCTGAGCAGGTTCTAGAGTTTGACATTCCGCTCAACGCCTCCGTGACGAATGTCGTACAGCCGGTTTATGTGGCAAGTGTTGATCCTAACTACACAAGCACTACAACCAGTGTATACACAGCTTCCGGTAACGACGGATTGCCAATGACACCTAGTTATTGGGCTACAAACGGCGGTAATCTTGTTGTTACAATAAACCCCGACACGGTGAGCTTGCACGTTGTTCTTACTGGGCCTAAAGACCTAACAGGTAATACAGCACCTTATCGTATTGCCATGTCTTCCGGTCCTAGTGATTACTACAATGCACTTTATCTTGTGTGCACAGGCGTATCGTACACTCAGCATACGCTTAATGTGTTGTCGGGCATTGAGGCAAGCAAAGCGCCTACAGTGGTTGGTGCTACAATTGACAGCCTGTTTATTAATGACGCTAAAACAGCGCTTACCGTTGGTCTTATTACTGCCGGTAAGTATGCAAGTCCAGAACAACAAGTTACTATCACCGCTACTGTTGTAAACCGTAAGGGTGACAAGGGCGATGCCAATTATCCTACCTTTGCTAGTTTTGATACAATGTATGCCGGTAAAACATATAGCCAACTCAATAGCATACTAGGTACTAAAACCTACACGCAATTCGATGCAGACCTATTTGCCTCCGTGGCGAGCAACTTCGATAACCAGGCGTTCGGTAACGTAGCTGGTGGAAGGCTGCAATACGGCAATGCAATGTATAGAGTTATGAGTGCGACAATCACGCAGGACTCTATTCAGTATACTGCTCAGCGTGATACGTTGTTTAGTGACTTCTCTGCCGCAAACGCCGGACTTACCTATGCACAATGGGATGCTAAGTTTGCTGGTAGAACCTATTCAGATTTTGGAGTGATTCCTCTTGCCTAATGTACTACCTCCGCATCGCCTGCCGCCGGACTCTAAGCAGTGGGGCGATTCAATGTCGCAACGACAGTTGGAAGTTGAAAAGCAGCTTGGTCGTACGAGTAACGACACGAACAACGCACTGAACCTTCTGCAAACTAACGTTAACTTGCTTAACAAGCAGGTTGGTGATATCTCGGGACGCTTTGTTCAAAGCTACGTTCAGCAAAGTTCTGGTAATCAAACCGGCGTATTCAATGTTACATACGTGCCGACTACGAACTCGATTCGTATTTTCTGCGATAACACTCGATACGTACAAATAAACGCCATGTCAAGTACATATCTTTATGCGTGTGATTTCCAGTATGAGTTTATTATCGACGGTATTGCCATTAAAGATAATCACCCTAGTATGCCGCCCGGTACAAACGCCGGATGGTTCAACGGCTACATCTTTAACGGTACCGGTAACCAAGGATTGCAGGTAAACTGTTCCGGCTTTGCCGTGTTCACACTACTTCCAGGTTGGCACACTCTGGCGCTTTATTACGATAGCGCGAGCAATAGCGGTGTATCTAATGCATACATGAACAACTATTGGTCGGCTATGTACGTTTCCGTATATGGTTATACGGAAGGCTCATCAATGGGCACCGGCTCATAAACAGTAACTTACATTTTATTAAGATTTATGATACCATTGATTGAAAGGATTTTGAGGGTACATGACAGCTAATACTTCACCGGACAATATACCGTATCCCACATCGGGTGATCAGGTAGCGCCTCTGGAAACTACGCTCGCCAATATGGCGACCGGCATTCAGAGCGCATTTACAGCCTACAAGACAACTGTAAACAATCAGCTTGTTTCCGGCTCGGTTCAGCTAGCCGCTAGCGCTGCCGCCAGGGATGCATTGTTCCCCGCGCCGGTACAGGGTAACCGCGTGTTCAGAACAGACCTTATGATGGAACAAACCTACTTTGGTTTGTACAATAGTTCCACTAACCCGCGTGGTCGTCGCGTAGCTGGTTGGGCTCCTAGCCCCGAAGGAAACACTTCTAGGCTTATCCCTACTGGTACTACCCCTGTCTCCGTGACGGGCTCTGGTGCGACATTTACGGTAGATGAATATGGGCACGTTAGAGCTACAAGCGCATCTGGCGTTCAGCTAAACGGCGTGCTGCTACGCGGTGTGAGACGACACATCATTAGGGTTTGGCAGGGCAAGACCGGTGCTAACTTCGGTAAGCTAAGATTCGCAACTGCTGGTGCTTTGCACACTACTGGATATGCTCGTCAGTATAGCGGTATCACAGACTCTAGCCTTAACTCCGGTGGTGGTGGAGACGACGGCATTCCGTACATTGGATCAGGTGACCTACCAGGAATGGCTACTATCGAGGTAGTCGGTGCGACGGATAACCCAGCATCTAGTGTGTACGTAGCGAGCTTCGGCGGCGTCACGCGAAGCACAAACATTCCAGAAAGCAACTTGTCTGTGGGTAACACAACCTATTCAGCATCTGACAATGATGGATTCTCCGTGTACAACAATGACGGATCGCTTACCACTTGGGACGTTACCGTAGAGGCGGTTTACTAATGGGCTGGGCAGGATATGATCGTCTATCCGTAGACGTTGCCTATTACCAGGGCGATTACTGGCCCGATGGTAATGTGTACGGTGTTATCGTCAATGTGGCTCGCGGTAACCAGGGCTCATACCAGGAAACAACATGGGGCGCTAAGCAAGTTGCCAATGCTCGCAACGCTGGTAAAGCCGTAGGGTTCTATTTCTTCAACGGTAATCTTAATGCTTACACCTGCGGAACCTTGTTTGCCGCTACGTGCCGCAAGCTTGGCTTCGATCCCGCCACGGACATTATTGCCATTGACTGTGAGGATGAAGGCGACACCGGTACACACGCTTGGGGTCCAGGTGAGTGCACAGATTTCGTAGATGGTTTCTATGCTGTTATGGGTGGTAGCTTCGGCTGGAACAATGTACTGATCTACATGAACTACACAGTTAACCGTAGATTCGACTGGTCAAACCCTGTTAGGTTCGGCGCGAAGCTTTGGTATGCACGTCCAGGTCACTCGGTAGATCAAATCTACTGGCCTGTAACAACCATGAAGCAAGATGGTTTGTATGGCGGTGTTGACGCTGACGGACATAACTTAACATACAATGAAATGATTGGCGCTACTACACCGCCTAAAAAGAAAGGTAAAAACGGAATGACAACGCTGTATTATTCAAGCGTTCCTAACCCTGTTCCTGACGACTACAAGGCCGTTGGAGCAGTGCCTGGTTACATCTGGGCGCTAGCCGGGGATGGAATGGGGCGCGCCGCGTTCCACGAGACACAAGACCCTACCGTGGCAAACGGTTGGGCCGGTCAGATTTCTATTTCCCAGAATTCTATCTGGCTTACGTGGGAATCATATCAGACCTACAAGAAGGACTATCTCGAAGGCGCAGCAGCAGCTAACGTAAACGTTGAGATTGATTCTGCCGCCCTTTCAAGTGCTGTTAAGGAAGCTGTCAGCGATCTGAGCTTCGATCTTTCAGGGACACTTAAGGAGAGTAAGTAATATGAGTCTTGCAGTTGGAACAGACGCACCTATGCCTGCTGCTACATCAACGTCTAACACAGACGCTTCGGCAGTGGCAGATGCTAATGCGAACGGCGTAAACGGTACACCGGCACCTGCTCAGGCAGCGCCAGTCACCGTGACGACTAACCCGGTTGTTATCAACCCGATTCTATCCAAGTACCTTACCGCGTTCATTCACATCGCTCTTGTTGTGCTGACCGCTGTTACCGCTATTACAGCCGGTGGTATCTGGAACTGGACTGTGGGCGTTCAGCTTGGCGTTCAGATCGTCGGTGCGTTCGGTGTGTACTTTGTGCCGCTTGTTAACGCAAGGTGGCAGGGATGGGTTAAGACTGTTATTGCTATCGCAGTAGCTGCTGGAACCGTTGCCGCACCGTTGATCATCGACGGGCACATTTCCGCTACTAACTGGATTGTTATTGGTGGTGCTGTTATTAACACCCTTGCTACTCAGCTTGGTATCGACACGCGCACTGACACTAACAACAAGCTAGCGCAGTAAGCAAATGTTCTCTCCCGACGAAAAGCCGGGACGACGTAAGAACTGGGGGGCAGCTTACATACTCTTGGCTCTGATGGGCCTGAGTGTGGTTCTGCCCCTTACTCGTCCTGTATCACTTGATCTAGGCTACACAATAACAATGGTGTGGGGATTCCTCATGCTGTTGGGTTACGGCTTGGCTGCTTGCGTGGCGTTCAGCGGTAATCGTATGATCTGGATTGAGAACTCAGCCGTTTGGTTGGGTAATACGGGCCTTTCTATATATGTTATAGCCGTCGTCCAATCAGTTGTTGTTGAAGATGTTCTCGGTAAAACAGCACAGGCAATGGGCTATGTGGCTTTGTTGACTCTTTTGGTATCTCGGGCCTTGAGAATGCAAAGATGGTTGCGACAGGAGCGCAGACTAAAAGAGATTATTAGAATAGCGGAAAAGAATAATGGACGGTACTAGCAATGGTTTTGAGGGCATTACTAGTGAGCCGCTTCTGTTTGTGCTGTTCATCCTTGTTATTTTCTTCTCGTCTAACGCGCTCTGGGGAACAATCCAGAAATGGATCGAGCAACGTAAAAACAAGAAAGATGGAAAGCTAGACGAGCGCAAGCTGGATTTTGAAATAGACAAGTTTAACATTGAGACTATGCAACGCGCTATTATCTCGCAGAACAAGGATATAGAGCGTATGCGTAAGGATTTAACCAACACGCAGAACGAACTTTCTCAGGTTCGTAATGCACACATTCTTACTGCCGAGAAGAACGCGGCGATGTACCGATACATTGCCAAAAGCGTATCTCACAGAAAAATGGAAGGAGTCGCACTGATCCCCGTAGATGATGCTGACGTAAGCGTTATACCGGAGGTAGTTAACCTTTTGAGATAAAGGTGGTGATCCGATTCTAGACTTAGCCCCCATGAGCAGATAATGGCTCGTGGGGGTTTCGTTGTTTTTGTTAAGGTTTTGATAGCTTATATAACTTTATATAAAAACAAAAACTTAACAAAATTTAAACAATAAAAAACCCCGACCGCCACACATGATGTGCGCTGCGTCGGGGGATAAGTGGCACGGCGACTAGGAATCGGACCCAGCAAGACAAGGGTTGGAATCTCGTCAGCACCCAGTGCTCACCGCGTGGACCATCAGAGAGTCGAACTCTGCTCCGTAGCCCTCCGTTTGTTGGTTTAAGCTACGTCGAAACCTTATTATGGCCCTAACAGCAAGAGGCCCCCGCGCGGAGCCCCTGCTTTATTATTCTATCACATTAGTACAAGATCGAGAAGACACTGACGATACCGGCAGCAAGACCGAACGTGAGAAACCCCAAGGACAACCACATACCCTTCGTACCGCGCGGACTGGTCTTGTTGAAGTAAAGACCGGTCAAGATGCACATGCTACTAGTGAATAGTAGCATGGCATCAGCAAGGTAATCAACTAACGTGTTCATGGCATCTGTTGGTACTTACGGGAAATCTCTGCTGACTCAGGATCGTTGATAGGTAAATCCCTCACTTCTGCCCACCAACCTTCTATGTCCTTGATACCCGCGATGGTGGCTACCATACGAATCCAAGTCGTAGGCATAACACTGTCAGGAAATATCTCTGGCTTACGCTTTCTGCGACCAAACACGTTACCTCGCCTCTCGCGTCTTTACCGAGTCGGCCAGCCTCTGTGTACCCCGTGACCATCCTTCACAAGTGTCACAGCAATACAGTGCATAAGTCTGGTTGAGCGTGTGGTACTCTCCGTCACGGACGAGTGCTTTGCTTCCGCAGTAAGGACATAACGTACCGCCGCCAGCAAACATCGCAGCGTGTGGAACATGCTTAAGCCAAGGAAGCAACCGAGTATACAAGCGCTCAGTAAGTTTAACGTCCTGTAGGTTGTATTCACGCATTTCCTCCCAAGCTTCCGGATCGTTCTGCTCAAAGCATCTAACCCACAGGTCCATGCCCGAATGCTTGTTCTTTTCACCTTCGCCAACAAACTGAGCAAGGTAGTCCAGCTTCCGCGACGGAAGATCGAACTGTGCCCTGTTTGTCTTGATCAGGTCAATACTCTTGTACGGCTTAGGCGGACCCATGCGCAACTCTAGAAACTCGTTATTGAGCCTCTTGAAGTCATACCGGTCACCGTTGTAGGTGATCACGATATCGGCTTCTGAGAGCAGTTTATGTACCTCCCTAACCATGTTCTCATGGCCGTCGTGAAAGTCACTCAGAAAGCCTGTGGTGGCTTCTCCGAGCCATTTGTAGGCGACGCAAATCATGCCGCCGTTCTCTTTGATTTGGTTGATACCGATGTTCTGGTTGAACAGCCCCCAAGTGTAAACCGTAAGAGGCTTACTCTCGATATCAATTGTTAGGATACGCGGATTGGCGTTTTCATCATCCGGCAGCGTGTGATACAGCGCACGATACTTGTTGATTGTTGACTTGCCAACGCCGAGATACTTTGCGGCAGAACGGGACGGTAGCCCGGACACCCTATCTAGTTCGCTCTTAGTCAGTACCCGACTCATTAAACACCTTTTTCAGAATATTGTAAAGTTCGCGAGCTTCGTCGGAACTGTACCAATGGAGAACTTTGCCGTTAAGAAATGTATGATCTACTTGTCCATCTATGAACTCGACTGTTACTTCGTCACGGTAGTTCTTGTCAAGCAGTTTTGCCATGTTACCTCCTTGTCAACTGTGTAGTCTACCATAGGCACAGAAAAACCGCCAGCATGTGCTGACGGTTATTGGTTGGGGAAGTGAGATTCGAACTCACTGTTTCGATCTTATCAGAATCGCACCTATACCATATTGGAGTTTCCCCAAAGAGTGTTATGGCCGCTGTCCTAGCTAAAGGGAGTGCTCTTAGTTTAAAGGTAGAACCGTCCTCACCATAACACAGCCCCGGTCAAGGGATTCGAACCCCCATTTTCATCCATTACCGTTTACTGCTTAGAACACAGCGCGGTTACACCGGGTTGGAGGTAGATACCGGAGTCGAACCGGTCTATTTCGTTTTGCAGACGATAGGCTAGCCGATCACCCAATCTACCGTACCGGGTCCGGGGCTTGAACCCGGCTGAACCTGATACCCTTTCAACATCTTATAAGGATGAGGGGATAACCCGGCTTGGTAGGCCCCCAGGGTACTGACCCCTGTTCCAGAGATTAAAAGTCAATTGCATCACCTTAATGCTTGAGGCCCATGTTTAGTTGTTTGGCACGCGGGGCAGAAATCGAATCTGCAATGGCTGCTGATTCAAAGTCAGCGCTGCTACCGCCAGTGGACACCCGCGTAAAAGCTCTACCGCCCGAAGTCGAATCGAGACTAACAGGGTCAGAACCTGTCGTGCTACCTGATTACACTACGGTAGAAGTGCGCCCGAGAGGATTCGAACCTCTAGTCTATTGGGTCGTAACCAATCGCAGTTTCCGTTGTGCTACGAGCGCAAGTGTCCCCCAATTAAATTTCGATAGAGGATTTCTTGTCCCCCGAGAACGGTTTAACACGCCGCTCAACGCTCCCCAGCCATTCACAGGGCTTCTGCAACATTAAGCTGAACACATACGTCAGCGGTCAGTTGCGGTTGCACAATGTTTAATTAGGTTGCTCCCCGCCGAGGTACCGAGCCTCGTCCAAGTCGTTAACAGCGACACATGCAGCCTTTACACCTGCGGGGAATAAGCGACAGTTTAACCCTAGGGTATCAGTTCAGCTTTCGCTCCGGCAACTGTCAGCCGTTGGTCCTCTCGGTAGTATTCGAAACCACTTAGCTTCCGTGTAAGAGAAGTTAGCACAACCTATGCGCAAGAGGATGGAGCCCTCGGAGTGAATCGAACACTCTGCTTACTGTTTACAAGACAGTCCCATATGCCATTTTTGGATCGAGGGCAAGTATTAAATTGTCAAGAGGGATATGAGAGAATTGAACTCTCACCTGCTGTTTGGAAGACAGTTATGCAGAAACCACTACACCAATATCCCAAAGTACCCCCGCACAGAATTGAACTGTGCTTCACTGCTTAAGAGGCAGCTAGATCGCCACTATCTTTCAGGGGTGTGTATTTAGTTATCAAATCGACCAAAGTAAATTTCAGTATCATCGGGACTCGAACCCAAACCTCCGGTTTCAAGGACCGGAGTGCTGCCATTACACCATGTTACGTGATGTTTAATTTGGTACTCGCGGACCAGGGAGAATTCGAATCTCATGCCTTTCGGCACCATCAAATTAGCAGTTTGAGGCCAACCCTGTTGACTTCCGTGATCCATGTATTAAGTTAGTAAAGTAGGAGCGTAGCGATTGGTGACGTTATTTCCGCTCGCTTTCCCCCACGGTGTGATCAACTCACCGTCCCGCCTACCAACTGTCCGCATAGGGGCGGGAGAACGCAACATTCACTACACAGCTTCGTGACGCGGTGTAAACAACACTTCATCTACGCGCGGGCTGTAAGGGATTCGAACCCCCACGTGATATCACTACCACATCAACGTTTTCAAGACGCATAAGTACACCAAATACGACAGCCCATATTAAATTGAAAGCCCCCCGAATTTTGTTCGGAGGGCTTGTTTCAACACAGAAAGGAGGTTTTATGCCACACCAAAGCAACGGACTGTAATGCTGCCCGTATTCTGTCGCTTCGATGTTTGCATGAGTATATCTTACCACACTTTCTTTCCTTGTGTCAACGTAGCCCAACCGAGATTCGAACTCGGAGCAAATAAATGCACAGGGTCTAAGCCTGCTGCGTGAACCAGTTTCGCCATTGGGCCGTAGCTAGTGTGGGATTCGAACCCACAGCATTAGATGTTTTGAATATCTATGGTCTACCAGTTGCCTAACCAGCCGTGTCCACTAGAAGAATCGAACTTCTGCGCACCGGGCTTCAACCGGTTGCTCTACCAACTGAGCTAAGAGGACGTACGTGGGGCAGGTAGGAGTCGAACCTACTCACGATAGATTTACAGTCTAAGTCCTGAGAACCGCCAGACTACCCCGTATCGCCACGGAGAATTGAACTCCGAATAGCAGGTTGAGAACCTGCCGTTTTACCATTAAACTATGGCGACGTACTCCGTGCCGGATTCGAACCGGCGATATCCAGGGTGAAAACCTGGGAGATTAACCACTATCCTAACGGAGCTTGGCGATCTAGACGGGTAACGATCCCGCTTCCCCCGCGCTGACAACGCGGTGCTTGTCCTTTCAGCTTCTAGACCAAACTATTTAATTGGGGTGACTGGTGGGATTTGAACCCACATCTTCCTGGCTCACAACCAAGCTATCTAACCATTGAACTACAGCCACAGTCCGGATGGGAGGATTCGAACCTCCGACCTTAAGCTTCCAAAGCAAACGACCTAACCAAACTAGCCCACACCCGGTTGATTCTGGCTTTCGCCCCCTGTATAAACACGTTTCGACACTCGTGTTAGATGCTCTTGGTCAGCCAAGACTATTAAGGGAGCCACCCGCCATAATATTCAATTTTCAAGTTGCAGAGGCGGGAATCGAACCCACGTAGTCGGCTTATGAGGCCGCGCCGGAACCGCCTCCGGTCTACTCTGCAATACGTGGACCTGACGTGGATCGAACACGCTACCTCCTGTGTGCAAGACAGGCGTCATACCATTATGACTTCAAGCCCAAACTGCGTTTCTGTTTCCAGTTACGCATGTATTCATTTTTTCTAGTCTTGCAAGGATCACACTTGCAATTTCTTTTACCGCTTAACCCGCCGCCATGTTCTACACCATTATCGAGTTTAGATTTTTCGATGTGGCAACGATGACAAAGTAACTGCAACTTTGAAATTTCATCTGTAATGTCTGCGTTGGTAATCTTTTTGCTTACATTAAAGTCTTTAGTTGCTGGATCAATGTGATCAAATTCAAGGTTATTCACGGAGCCGCATTGATTACAAGCGCCACCTAGCTGTGTAATTACTTCTGCTCTTCGAGTATGATAACGCGCGTTATAATCCATCCAACCTCCTAGCACTCTACCAATTGGAGCTAATGACCCATATGTGATTTTACTAGAAGAACCCCCCGGTAGTCAAGTCATACCGAGGGGTTCCGTTTGATGGTTTTTCGGCGCGACTATAGTTCCGGCTCGTAGGCCAGATCAAAGTGCGCCAAGTTCATCTTCATGTCTTCTATCTTACCACAATTTTGAGGGCTACGTCAACTACTGACAGGAGTCGCACTGTAGTAGGTCCATCGGGTCAACTGGTACGTCGTAGATATCTTCCTGGTCTTCCATAGATTCCTTTCAAATTTTGGGATGAAGTTCTATCTTAGCACAGAACCTACTTGAAAAAACTTAACAAAACTGGTAAGATATTTACATGCTAAAATCATCCACACATCACATTTACTGGGCCACCGTCCGCGATCAAAACAAGCGCGTTACCTACTTTGAAATGGAAGAGGTTGCTGACGGTAAATGGTCCGTCGTTCTAGATGATCGAGAAGTTACCGTTAAGATTGACTCTCAGAATCCGTGGCGGATTCTTCAAGCTGCTCTAAACGCTCAATTTCCCATCTAAGATAGTCCATAGCTTTACGCATGTCAGCCAACTCGTGCCCCTTGTATGGAGCACGCATGACGTACTTGATTATGTTACCGCGTAGAAATGTCTCATACCTAGTGATTTGAATAGGCTCAATACCACTAGGATGAGACATATAATGCCTTACTTTAGGATTCCCCATCGCCGTCCAGGAACTCTAGAATGTCTTCAAGGGCATCCTTATAGCCTTCAAAATGTCCGGCCATAACCGCGTACCCGTTAGACGAATACGGTGAATCCTTGGCTTGGGCGCGGAGACTGGTAATACGTTCCTGTGTTTCCTTAAGTTCCTTGTTGATATGCGTCGTTAGTTGCTTGACGGTTGCCATAGTACCTCCGTGTCGTAGTTTAGGTTTGCAGAGTCGTAAGCACTATAAATTGTACGCGCTACTACGTTTACCTTATTAAAGCGAGTGTTGCTTGATATAGACGTGATATTTTTGAGACTTTTAACTTTCTCTCGCTGCTCACCTTTGTATTTATAGTTGTGTATCCAAGTGATATCACCGCCTAGGTGAAGCGCACAAAGTTGTGCGGCGTATATCTTATCACCAACTAGTTCCATAGTCACTTCCTTATGAAAGATCAGCCCAACTACGGCCTACGCTGTAGTCTGCTAGGAACGGTACCTTATTACCGAAGATCATTTGTCCGGTAGCACGGAACTCGGATGCAACGTACTGACCTATCAGGTCTGCATCCTCTTCCGGGCCTTCAATCATTAGTGCGTCGTGCACAATGTTGAAGATGTGGTAGCCGTTATCTTTCAGTGCTTCATTTATTCTGATACCTGTTGTTAGGCAGATATCACTAGCCGTACTCTGAGGCAGGAATGATAGTGCTTCTCGCTGAACGTTAAACACGTTCTTAGATGTGATTACTTCCGACTGGAACTTACGTCCGAACGGGTTGATCAGCAAACTACGCTTCTCGGGCGCGGTGGCTGCCTCCATAACGTCAAGACGCCACTGCTGGAACTTAGCTGCCGTGTTCAGGTAGTTATCGATGATAGCAGAAGCCTCTTTAGTTGGCAACTTAAGTGACCGTGCTATGGCTGGCGCTTGACGCCCGAATGCAAGACCATACTGGACAGCCTTGCACTTAGTACGATCCTCCTTGTGCCCCACCGGGTCTGCCGCCTTGTACTCTTCAATGGTGCCGAATTGCTCTATCTTTGAGGGAAAGCATACGGGCATCATGTAGGTGTCAAAGAAATCACCTGCACCTTCCTGTAGAGCCTCGATCATCCAAGGATCATCTGACAGCAGCGCCATGACTCGATAATCGAAGCTCTGCCTGAGATAAGTCTGCGTTAATCAGGGTTAGAGCCATTTGAATCACCTTCCAATCTTATGCCTTATCGCTTGACACATATCGCGCCACATACACTAGGCGGCGTATGCACTCCTTACGAGCTTCAACGTGTAGCCTGCGCCAAAGACTCATCTTCGCAGTTATTTGCTTAGGCGGATAACCGTATCTATCGGCTATCTTTTGAAAATGCCAAGCTTTCTTTAAAGTTTTGATGAACCTACGCTTAAGCTTTGGCGTTGATAAATCAATTGCTGCCTTCACGCGGAATCACCCCCATTCCGTTACAGTGCCATTCTCCGCCTGCGTCCCGCCAAAGTGCGTAACGCTTTTCAGCTAACTCTAGCTGCCATTTCTGACCACAACAAACACAAGCATAACCTAGGCCCCAATCACCTAGCCAGCCAAAGAATGCACAGCCACAACTAGGACAAGGGGTGCGCGGAAAGTATCCTCTCCAACCTATTTGACCTTTACCATCATTTGTGTTATTAGGGTCATACCTAACCGGTTCACTCATCTTCCTCACCTTCCTCTCCATCATCGTCTTCGTCTGGTTCGTTCGGCACGAAGCCGATAACCTTAGTGTTGCTAGACAGATTCATTTCCTGTGCTAACTCTTGTAGTTCAGCCGGACCATCAGACAAGATACCCAATAGGACACGTCCAGAATCGTCAGCCTCGTACTCTATAATGCTAAACTTTCCCATTGTCCCGTTTCTGTCTAATTCGGTATGCTGCACGAATAAGGTTATCGTATGCTTGTTCTATTGTTAAGTATGGTGTCATCAGCAACGCGTTTACTGTACTTTTGAATTCATCTATTTCTTTTTCATCAAGCCCAAGCGTCATAGCAGCTAGAGCAGCGATTACAGCAAACTCTCCACCATATGGTGCAGACGCCGGAACTTGCTGTCCGGCGTAGTAGTCAATATCATTCGCCGTAACAATGTACCCGCCACTGCTATAGAATGGAACCTCTGGAACCTCTGGAACCTTAGCCATGAGTACTCACAATCCCCCTTACCCGCTTATCACGCGGTAGATTCTGCACGTTCGGCTGAGTGGAGCTAAGTCTACCCGTGCTCGTGCCGTGCACTAGGAATGTAGGATGAATTCTACCATTGCGGGCTTGCTTACGCCAGCCGTTAGCATACGTACTACTGATCTTACTCTCCTTACGGTACGCTAACAACGCCTCGCAGAAGCTGCGTACTACACCTGAGCTAACTTCCTTAAGCTGTGTAATAGTTTCCTCGTCAGTTGACTTCACCATGACTTGCTGCGACAACAGCCACTTTTTAATCTGCTGCGGACTATTCGGATTAAACGATAGGTCGCCGGTTATTACTCGCATAGACGCATTAAGAAGGGCCATTTGATTCGCACAAGCGTTGGTAAGCTGTACGGCATAGTTGTCGTCAAATGGAATACCGTAGTTCTCCACATCAAGCAAAAAGCTTGCTGCCGACATTTCCAAGGCGAACGCTTTCTCATTATCGGCATCGTTTGCAATCTGCGGGGCTAGAAACTTATAAAGCTCCAACGTCCAGAACACGTCCCAGCCGTTGTACGCTACCAACTTATCGTAGGGTATAAGTTCATAATGTCCGCCGCCCTTAAGATACTTTCGCAATCCGGCTTCCCATTCCGGGGCACCAAGATAACGCTGCGCAAGAGCCTTAAGACCGTGCATACCTGCTGCAATGTTCAGCACATGGTGTGCCAACATTGTATCAAACCACACATCAAGCTTTACACCAAGAACTCGGTTAAGTACTCTCGTGTCGAACTTGCCGTTGTGATATACAGCCTTGGTAAAGTTAGGCAAAAATACGCGTAGACCATCAAGCTGCCAATTGTTCAATGGCCTGGATTGATTATTTTCGGGGTCAGGATTAACGATAACCCTGGGATAGGCCATACCCTCTTGCCACACCGCCACGGAGATAATGTTTACCTCGTCAGGCGTATGCTCCGAACCTAGATTACCATCAGTTTCAATGTCGATAGCAATGGGCTCATCTAGGGCCAATCGTCCCAGCAATACATCGGCGTCCACAGTTGCCACAGGTCGCTGAAACGGGGGCTCGATAAACCCCCCGATCACCCGCTCAATAGCCGCCGACAACACAGTTGCCGCGTTAGGCTTAGTCATAAGTTGCGCAATAGAATACGTTTCTACATGCTCCCAGCCGTCCTTGATCATGTCTGGCGACTTACCGAAACACAGTAGTTTCTTCTGTGTAGCGGCGTTAAGGTCTGTAGTAAACGAAATGGATGAGCCCTTAAAGGACTCATCCACAATAGTTCTAATGACTTCTGCTGCTCGCGGCGTCAAAGCGTCCGCTGAATGTATAGCAATGATGTAATCACTCATTATAACGGACCTCCAACATCCATCTGTTTCCTACACCCTCACGATAGAGAATGCCGCGCTGTTCTAGCGCATTAACCATTTCATCGAACTCAAACGGTTTCTTGTTAGCAAAGGCACGATAAGCAACTGCGTAACTGATCTTGCCACCCTTGCTGTTGATAAAGTCTTCCAACTTATCAACATCACGCTGCCATTCAGACTCACTGATCATGCTGGCAACCTTTACAGAGTTGTCAAACCATTCACCAGCATAGCTGATAGCCATGAGCATGTGACGCAACGTAATCCTTGGTGAGCGTTCATCCATCGCCAACAGTGCTGCCAGCTTTAGAGTGCTCAACGTCATACGCTCAGTTACAGAGTCGAGAATTTCTGCATAACCACTCTCTCGTGCCGCCTCGTTTGTAGCCTTGCGGAAGTCCTGGAAGCGCTTGATAGCTTGCTCGTCAATGTTAATCTTAACAAGCTTTTTATCTCCGCCGCGCATTTCCCAGTAGTTCCGGTTAACTGCAAGTCGCTTAGCCATAGAGTTGAAGACCTCATCAGTCTCTTCCTCTTCCTCGTCGTTAGCGAATTCGAACTCTGGCTCTTCGTAATCGTCTGGCCGTTCCGCAACAACATACAAGAATCGAGTTAGGAACCCTTGTTTGTAGTTACGGACGGTCAGAACCTCTGCGGTGTCTTCAAGAATACCAACCATGAAAAAGATAAAGCTGATCGGCACGGAGGGGGTTATTTTCTTGTCGCCGCTCGCTCGTGCTCGACCACCAGATTCTCCGTCATAGAGCTTGGTAAAGTAGCTGATACCACCGGCCATATAAGACTGATGAACCATTTCCTCGAAGAAACCCTGAACCTCATCGCGCATGATCGTAGACGGCTTGTTGGGCCTGTCTTGCAGAACGATGTTCAGACCACCCGGTGTGGCATCATCGGGCAGAAGATAGCTGAAATCGTCTGTCGTTAGTTGTCTCAGCATTCGCGCCGCATAACGCTGCGCCGTAGTCTTACGGTCTTTGGTTGTGCGACCAAGAACGATCATCCAAATGTTAAGCTTAAGCTTACCGAACTTTGGTTGCACGTAACCGAACTCTGAGTAGATGTTAGACAGTACGATGATAGCTGCTGCACGATGGTACTCAATAGGTGCATCCGTTTTGGATGCTGCCCATGCTGTCCACTCATCAATGAAATTGACTTCTGTAACTAGCTCTTCGCGCTCTTCAATTGTTAGAAAGTCCTGAGTTTCTTTGATGAGCCTAACAGGCTTGTCAGGCTTATCCTCATCGTACTCATCCGTTTCGCCCGCTACTACCGCTGCCTGTGCTCGCATGATTGCGGTGTCCCACAACCCTTTGAGGCCACGCGGATCACTGCCGTTGAACTTATTGGCCGGTGCTCCCCATGCGATAGCTGCAACCTGCTTAGCATCCAAGCCAAGCTGGAACAACTCTACGCACAACTTGAAAAGCACTTCTGAGCGCTTTTCGTCGTGGAACTTACCGAACAGTAGCTCTCGCATTGAGAGGTTGTTAGGCAGGCCGTTGAGCAAGCTAGCGCGGTTCTCCTTGATAAAGTCCGCAAGATCATCCGGCATTGCAACTTCCGCAACGTCTACCTGATCAGGAACCTCACTTGCCGGGTACAACTCATCAAGCTCTTCCATCGTGTAGCTAACGTCTTCAAAGTCCGAGACAATAACTACTGCTCCGGGATGCTTGTTGTTAGACGTGTTCGGCACGCGCAACAGCTTAGCTGCATTCACATAGGCCGTATCGCATCCTTGGTCCTTGTGAACCTGTGCGATACGGCGGTTGAGTGCTGCAACATCAGACGGCTTGTACGGCTTGTCTAGCTTCCAATAGACGTGCCAGTGACCATCGGAAGTCTGTACGGTGATGCTTGGCTGCATTCGGAAATTGCCGGGGTCACATGAGTCGGCATCCGCACCAGCAATTTGTGTTTCCTTGGCTGTAGCCTTAGTTCTCTCTTTAGTCGTGTAGAGAATCGGGCTATACCAAACATCACCTGTCTTTTTGTTCTCAACCAGATCGACCATGCGATCAATCTCTTGTGGGTATTCAAACCAAACATCAGTGGCAGGCTTTCCCTGATAGTTCGGTAGGACGATTACCGCCCATCCGGTAGCTTCTCCGAATACCTCCCGAAAAAACAACTCGTCTATGATAGCCTCCGTGTCGTAGTGTTTTAAGTGTTGTGGCTAAGTTGGGATTCGAACCCAAAGCATCCAAGATTTTAAGTCCCGGTGGTCTACCAGTTGCCATACAAAGCCGAAAATGCCCTAGAGTAAACCCTAGGGCATCATGCGTGCGTTAGCTGATCTTAAAGCTCGTCCCAGCCAACCTGTTCCTTTGGCTTGGAATCGGAAGCCTTAAGCTTCTGGTAACCAGTCACACGGTTGTTAACGTATGGCTGCCCGGTTGTCGGGTTGACTTTCTGGCTGTTAACCTGTCCGATACGCGCAACGAACTCGGTTCCGAGAACATCACGCAGATCGTCGGGAAGTTCAACACCCTTGTCCTTGCTTGTACGCCAACCTACAGCCTCAGCAAACGCCACGAGAGCCCAAGCACCCTTAGCGTTAGGGTCCAGAGTGATGTAGTTGTAGCGAATCTCGCGGCCCTTATAAGGACCGTCCTCTGTCACCTTGGCCGTGAACACGAACTGCGGCGTTCCCGGCTTCTGCGAGTTGGGTCCGGTCACGCCCTCTTCAATATCGAAGACGGCAACCTTGATCTTTGTACCGGTAGGGATAGGTTCGAATTCACCATCACCGAATGCGTCCGGGTTTACCTGAATAACTCTACCCATTTATTTAGTCCTCCTTTGTAACCAACAGCGCTGCTGTCTGCTTTTCGATCTTCTCCGCCTCAGCCAAAAGCGCCTTGGCAAGCTTACGAACACGCTTTGCACTGAGTGAAACGAAACCATCATTCGGTACATAAAGGTAAATGCTGCCCTTATGCAACTTGGGCGTAGTAGGGACTTTCTTGCCGTCTTTCCACGTACTGCTACTGACCCATGCGTCAATGCGTTCCACGGAAAGCTTGTCCTTGATGGTTAAAATTTTCTTGCTCATTACTGCTCTTTCTCCAATCGTGCTGAGATAATCTCGCGCTGAATATCAGCGATGGTTGGTCCCTCGTTATCACCACTCGGGTAGATTGTGTCCGGGATGCCGAACCGGTTCTTAGTAATGATACTAGAAGATCGGCCCACGCGCAAGACCCTGATCGGGTTTCCCTCGTCGTCAGGTACAAACTCTAGGTAACCAATCAGGTCGGGCACGGCAGGAACATCGGTACGAGCGCTACCGGCGATCTTAACGGTGGTCACCATCTTGCCGGTGTTGTCGTCCTTGTCGGTCTGCGAGTGCGCAATAAAGATCGCAAGGAATGGCGCGTGATGCATTTCACGCACGAATTCGATGCTCCACTCTTTCAAGTCAGACCAAACACCGAACTTGTTGTTAGCGTTTTCCGGCTTAGCCTTGAAGAACTTCTCAGCACGGTTCTGCGCAACGTTGTACGTGTCGAAGATCACCGTCCTATACGGGTGCTCTTCATGCAGAAGCTCCTTGCGGATAACCTCTAGCTTAGCATGTGAGTCGGCACTAACAATGTCAACGTCAGGATACATACGACCAACACCCGCCGCTGATCCCTCAATGTCAACAATCAGAACAGGGGAATAGTCCTCAATGTCGTCAGCGCTTGCCGCAAGCCAGGTCTTACCTGTTCCGTACTCACCGAAGATAATCATTGAGTTAATCTTATCCACGGTTGTCGCTTTCTTAATGCTCTTTTCAAAGCTCAACGCCATTTATAAACCATCCTATCCCAAATCCATGTTGCTATAAAGTACATTGCAATGCCCCACACAAAAGAGAGCGGCACCGTGAGTGCGATTGCCAAGCTACCGAGAATTACTACTCCGATAGCATCAATAACAAGCAATCCAAACACCCACAGTGCCACAATGGTGACGACTGCCAGCGCTTTCACCTAAGCTTAACCTCAATTCTGTTGTCGTAGGTCTTAACTACCTGAGCGTACTCTTCCGGTGTAAGGTACTTGCGCGCCTTTACGGGATCAACACTCATCTTAGTAACTGCCCTGTATCGGTTAGTCGGCAGGTTCCTCTTAGCCAATGCGTCGTCAACACGAGTGTTGCTCGTCACGATAAGCTCAAACTTACCCACCTGCTTTTTGGTACCGGCAGGGTACAGCTTGTCACGTTGCTTGAAGAAAGCCTTAAGAGTTTCTTTCTTCTCAGTCAACTCCTTAATCTGCATGTCAAGGCGAACAATCGCCTCCATGACTTCCTCTTCCTCGCTGACGGACAGAACTTCATCAGCCATAATTAACCTCCTACTATTTTAGTGTTTTTAGGTATTCAATGGCTGCTAATCCTGCAAACAGCAAGAACGCCGCCACCATACTACCAACAAATACTGCGAACAGCGCTATAAACCATTCTCCGCGAACCATATGAATGCCTGCTGCAATAGCTGTCAGATATAGTGCTAGCGCCATAAGCAGAAAAATAGCGACAATCAATACAATTATCGCTATTCTGCCAAGGTATTTCATTTCAATTAAGCCTCTTTAGCTCCTGTAATTGTTCATCTGTATGCGTACAATGCATGACGGCCAACATCAACTCTTCGGTTTCTACTGTGTACCATAGGAAACCAATCTTCATACCGATGGTGCTGCCGTCTGCTCTACTGCGGGACATGATGATTTCTCCACCACTGGTTGAAACCTTCTCTCCCGCATAGTATCGGTGCGGCTTGATTACAGCCCACCGCTTTTTACCCGAGAATACCTTAAGCATATCACCACCTGTTCAACACAACGTTGCATACATAGCAGTTCTCAGCAGATTTTAAGGTTTCTATGTCTCCGCCAGAACTGATGAACTTCCAAATTTTGTTAAGTCTTCGCCATGCCTTGATCGCGATCTTCTCGTCGTAGTCAAAGCTGTGAACCCACAGGTCGTCGTCCTGTAGCCCGTCGCGTGGCACGAACGATAGTGAGATACGTTCGATGGGAATGTCGATCTTGTGCAAACCCCAAGCATACAGGTTCTGCTGCACAACGTACTGGTAGGGTACACCGTCCAGCTTGTAGTGCTTGATCTTCTCTTTAGTGCTCGTCTTGTGGTCTACTAGATGATTGTACTTGACCAGCACGAGGTCGGGCTTGCTCTTGATAACGCCGTAACCTTTGACCTCACCAAGCACAATCTTCTGCTCAACACGAGCGCCCTCCAAAGCCTCAAAGTGATACGACTTTGGCTTATCAAGGTGCTTCTCTTCCTCTTTTTCAAGAGTCTCGTGAATAGCAGTACCGATTCTAGCGCCTAACCAGTATCGACTCTTGAACTTCGGTTGTGGCGTTAGCCTCCGCGCCAGACAGTAATCACAGGTGTTGCCTATCTCACTGGCACCGATCAAGGATTGCTCATCACGCTCACTGGGGGTGTGAAGCAAGTCCAGGATCAGTTGCTTTATGTGAAAGTCTTCTAACGGCATTAATAGTATCCCTTGAATCGCTTTGGGATACCGCGATCTACTGGTCGCGTCTTCCCCCAAATACCATACGGCTCTTGTGCAAGCATAGCATAAAGAGCGCACTGATTTTTAACATGACACTCCGTGCCGTCCTCGTTGGTGCACATAGATTCAGCCGTTGACTTGCTTACGCCGCGAGAAGTCCATGATCCCATATAAAGCTCAGCAACGTCAGGATCGTTAGGGTTCCAGCACGGCTCAGTTTCGTTAAGTTTATCTTGTAGGTCTTTAAGCGCCTGTGCTACCGCTTCATCATTATCATCACTCATCTGTATCACCCAATATCCTAAGCACTTCGCTCGAATCGATAGCCATTAGCTGCGGACCGTCAGGATCATCGACCATGATAGCAGGCCATTGGTTATCCTTGATGAACGCGATAGCCTCCATTACACGATTGTATGCGCTTTCCTTAGCCCTATCGACAAGAAAGGCGGTCGGAGATACATCAACCCCGGCCACCTTTTTCTCGGCTACCCAGCGATTGTAGTCGCTGAGTAGCTGTTCATCACTTTCAAACGCCACGGCTGACAGACTCCTTAAGAACCTTGTAACGCTTATACGAACGCCGTGCCAACCAAATTTCAAGCGCGCCCAGCGCGGCTGTAGCTACACCAGGCAGATTAACTGTGTCAATACGTACAAAATCATACGAAACTTCTAATGCACCAATTACGATCAAGGCTGTACCTAGGACAGCGTAGATAATCGAGAAGACAAGCTCAGTTGTCTTCTCCATCTTGATATGACTAGTTCGAACCGTGGAATAGCCTGCCATAAATTAACCCTCTTTCTTAAGTGAAGCATTAATCTTCAACTGTGTTTGAATCAGCGTTGATAGCACGCCGCTATCGTATGTATCCCTAGCTACGATATCAATACTCACAACCTGCTTGTTCTGCCCTCGTCGGTACAGCCGCCTAAACGCCTGCTGATTGAGCATGTTGTTATCGCTACGACTCAGCCAGATCATCAGTCGGGCGCGGTGCTGTAGACCGTCGATACCCTCTCCGATGCTTGGAATCGTCGCAACTATGTAGTCGATATCTCCGTTAACGAACGCATCCTTAACTGCGTGACGCTCCTTTTCAGGAACCTCTCCGGTCCAGGGCAGCGCTTTGTATCCGTCACGGATGAGTTGCCATGCCACTACATTAGCGTATTTTGCGCTGTCTGTCAAGATCAACGCGGGCTCATTGTGGTCCCCCAGGATTTCCTTAAGCGTGTTGTACTTGGATGAAACCATGTCCTTGTCAAAGTACACATTCTCATTCTCGTCCACCGTCACCATACCAAGCGTCATTTGACGTAGCCTGATACGTTTCGTGATCGGGAACTTAGCAACAAGCGGGTTCTCTTTCAGCCACACGATCATGGTCTTCTCGAACGCATCATAGATTCTACGCTCTGCCGGTGACAGATCAATCTCGTACTGAACCTCGATAGGCTCACCAAAGTCCTTTTCAAGCTGAATATAGCACGGCAGATTGTTAACATAGTGACCTGCCGGTGCTTTCTCGCCAGTAATGACGGTGCCAGAAAAGAAGTCCTGTTCAACTTCACAGTGTTCGCCTACGAAAGTCCAGAACGAGTCGTGACCCTCATACTTAGGCCAAAGCCAGTGTGTGATGGTGTACAAGCCTGAAAACTTATTGCCTGCCGGTGTAGCTGACAGCGCCATTTTGTACTTCGGCTTGAACTTTTTCATCACATTGCGCCAGCCCTGCGATTTGTAGTTGCTCCATTTCTGGCACTCGTCATATGCCGCAAAATCTATTAGGTGCGATTTCGGGAGGATTTGCTCACGTACAGACTTCGTGGCGAAATACTCCCGACCAATGATATACCAACCTGCAACACCTGAAACCAGATCAGCGAGCGCAAGTTTACCGCTCTTGGAAGAGTTAATGAAACGTACTTCTGACTCTGGATACTGCGAGAGGATAGTACCTTTCCAACTGTACTTCGTTCCAAGCGGCGCGATAATGAGTTGAATACTACCACCAAGACGCGCCGCCACTTCGACTGTAACGACTGTTTTACCTGTGCCATACTGGGAAGCGTTGAGCGCTGCCCTGGTTGGCTCATTGACCATTCTTTCAACTGCTGCCTCCTGTTCTGCATCAAGCTTTATTCTTGGCATTTCGCTTCCTCACTATAGTGTAATCGTCAAGCGCTTCGTTTCCTCGTGTTACTAGTTCTATTAGCCTTAGCTCCTGTTCGCGACGCTGCGCTAATGAGGCTGCTGTTCTTCGTTCTCTCCACGCCTTTGCCTGACGATCTAGTTTGCACTGTCTGCATCTTGGCCTCAACCTCTCCGGGTTGTGCAATCGTTCCCATCGGGTGTTCTCCGGTGTGTACGGGTGTCCGTTCCGGCATTTCTCTGGTCGTCCGTCCGTTACCTTCCATCGGTGATTGTACTCCGGTGCGCTCAATTGTGTCTCCTAGTGCTTCATGCAATCTTGTTATGCTATCAGCTTGTTTATCCGTTTCTACTTCATAGGTGTAATACCGGTGTCCAGTTTTACCTACGGGTGTTACTGTAATCACTTACGTTCTCGAATGATTTTAGCGATACGCTCGGCGGTCTTTGCACGTTCAGAATCCCAGGCAATAGCAGTGCTCGCAACGCTATCTGCAACCCGTGCGTCGATTTCAATTTGTTCTTTCTGAGCATCAGTACGATACTTAATAAGAGCCCTGTTGAATACGGCTCCACCTTTAGCAGGATCGTTGCCGTTACGTTCCCACGATTCTAAGAACGCTGCCCTAATTTCAGGAATGTCAGTCATGATTCCCCGCCTCTCGAATTGCTTCCGCTGCGATAACTGCGGCGTACTGACTCACATGATCAGCAAGCACCTCATCTACCACGCCCGCATCAAGCTCGCGTTGTTCGCCGCGTGCCCGAAGTTTGTCTCGTAGTTGACGCGCCGATTCGCGAGCTTCACTGCTGTATTTGTTACTGCTGCTCGTCATCGGGCAACCTTTCCCAGTCGGTCACGAGTCGAGTCTCGATCCGAAGATTCGGCTTCGACTTCATCGATGGCACGCGGTCACGAGCGGCCTGAGCCGTCACGAGGGAGTAGAACTCGCTCCCAAGGCTCATCACGTGTGGTCTGCCGCTCATCGACGGCTCGCCGTCCCAGGCGAGACGGTAAACTCGGCGCTGTGCACCCATCACGTGCCGCCTTCCAGCGCATCGGTCAGGGCCTCCACAGTTGGACACGGGTAGATAACCGCCCGTCCCCGTGAACATTCGCCACATGTTCCCGCATCGTCCCAGTGCAGCGCGAGCACGTTCTGCACAGCGGACAGCAGGGCAGGCATCGCGGAACGCGCCATAGCGATGAACGCGGCATCCGACTCGAAGCGACGAGCCAAACCTCCCCACGCGATCACGTCCCCGATTAAAGGTGGTGACATTGTGGCAACCGGAAGGCGTTCAGGCCCCGCCGTGACAACGGACGAGTTAACGAAGTCGCCATCACCGTCGCCGTAGAAGTGATACGCCGGACCATCCACCTGCCACGGTCCTCTGGTTGCGGCGTCCGTCTTGGCCTGCATTCCGGCCAGGGTTTCGTTCAGGTCACTCATCTTTTATCGTACTCCAATCTGATTTGAACACATGACGTTCTTCTATCCAAACATCGTTAATGCTGCTTATCCGCTTTAAAACGGCTACTCTAACTTGCGCAGCCGCTAGTTCTTTAAATTCGCCGCTAAGAAAATACTCAGCATCCGTGTCGTCGTCTGTAAACCAAACTTGATACTCAATAGTGTGTTCAAGGGTAGGCTCTGCGTTTGTAATTTCTTGGTTACTGATACTTGACATTGTTGCGCCAAGTTTATTAAGTTCTTTCTGTAACTTATTAATAGCCTCTGTCGTTTTTAGCCAATCCATTTTCAAATCTCCAAAAAATTTCCGGCGTAATTTTCACACGCGGGCCATATTATCCACGGATAATTTTAGCTGGCGGGTGACCATTTCCGCCGCGCACACAATACCCTCCGTGACGTTCAGGCAATGAACAATCCACAGCATGATAACCAAACGTTTCACCCTCCGGGCGCAAACTATGTGTCAGGGAGCCGCACAAATCACATACGGCTATATCTTCGTTTGGCCCTTGCGGACCTCTATGTGGCGCATTTGGGCACTTTTCCGGGTTCTCTAAGTACTCGTAAAAGACGATGGGCGACAACTCATCAAGAGTTGCCGCCACGTCCGACTTACTGTTAGAGTTTCTCATCGAACAAACTCACCGCCTCATCCTCTGCTGCCTCCCAGCCAGCGAAAGTGCCGCCAACCTCTCGGCGCTTACGGTCACCCTGAGGCTTAGACAGATTATCGCCAAAACCGGGGTCTTTACCGTCACCCTCGCCAGAACCATTAGCCTCTTCGTCACCCTCACCCAGAGCACCGCGCATAAGCTCCTGCATGGCCTCCTGCAACGGAGAAAGCTGAGCACCCATTTCCTGCATGGCTTCAAGTGCCTCAGCCGCAGCCTCGCCGCCCTCACCACCGTCGATGCTCTTCTCGCCAGCCTCACCAGGCTGTGCAATCGTCTCATCAGGGCGCATACCAGCCAGAAGCTCCAACGTAGGCTGATGATTGTTGTTACGCAGGAAGATCAGCGCGTGGCGCAGGCCGTCCATCTGATGCGGCATACCAGGCGTCCAACAATTCTGATCTTTAAGAAAGTTGTCGCTGATAAGCTGCTTCATTTTGGGTTCCTGATACGTGATATCGTCGCGCCAGAGAGCATACTGCACACCCTCAATACGGATGGGCTCACGGTTTGCACCGCGAACGTTGTGCTCAACCCAGCACTCGCTCACGTAATCCAGATCATCCGAAACAATAGAGCCCTCGAACCAGTCAAGGTAACCCTCATGTCCATTCGGAATCTGCGTCAGATAGATAAGCTCCGGCACGGTGGAATCAGTGTAGCGCAGAGCGGCAACACCGGTAGTCTCGCCAGGGTCCTGTCCAATGACGTACTTGTACTCTTCAATGTCGTCAAAGCTCATATTCAACAACCTCCGCAGTGTAGTTAGGGTTAGCGATATTCTCTTCCTTAGCAAACGCCTCAGCGTCAATGCTCAGCGAGAACAATGCGAACGGCTTTTCGCCCTTTTCCTCGTCAGTAATACGATCCGGCACATACTGAACGGCGTAGACACAGCTACCCCAGTGCTCGTGGATCAGCTTAAGCAGTTCCTCATCTGAAAACTTAACAACCCTGAATCCCATAATAAAACCAACCTTTCTGTTTCTGTGTTTTGTGCTCGTGTTGAAAAATAGTGGGTGCCGTGCGCTCGAAAGCACGGTGCCTGCCCGTCACCCCAGTTTAGCTCAGTTACGCCAGAACATCAATAGTAACGTCCGGGTTGGCGTCCAGGAATTCCTGGAATGTCTCGGTGCTGCGCGGGTTCTCAAATCCACTCACCAGCCAAGCCTTCCAAACTTCATTCGTCCCAGGCTCCACGAACGGCACGAGGATAGCAACAGTCTGATCTGCATAACCCACATCGCTGTTCATGTTGATACGCACAATAGCGTAATCGTTGTCAGGAAGCTTTGCCATAATTTTCTCCTTTGTGTTGGTTAGTTGTTGCCCGCTGTTTGCAGGTTCAGGTCAAGCGTCTGCGGCTTAACAATGATCCGGTACGCGAACGGATCGGCATGGGTAGCCTTAGACTGGACAGACAGAACCTCGTCCTGATCGCCAATCCACAGCAACTCCTTAACGTACTTGTCGTTTCCAATCTTGCACGTCACAGTGTGCTTATGCCCGCTATCAGTGTTACCAAGCGAGCACAGTCCGCTGATCTGATACAGCACAGCACCAGTGATGCCATTCTGCACCACAATGTCGCGGTGAATCTTAAAGCTGTCTGCATCCTGCGACAAGTTGTTGCTCACAGTATCCGCCTGTGACGTACAACCGGCCAAAGCCAATGCCCCCGCCGCAATAAAACAAGCTGCCAGAACCTTTTTCATACTTACCATCCTCTCGTGTTACCCGCCACAACCAGCGGCTTCTCGCTGAACGTCATACCAAGATCAATGGCCTCACGAATGTTGGCCTCAATCTCGTCAAACGCCTTCTCCATTTCCTTAGAGCCGTTTGGTCCCTGATCAGAGTACGGCATGTACCCACCCACATAGATGTAGAAACCATCCTCAGGCTCGGGCTTGTACTTTAGCATACGCTTGTCGTACTGAACGCTGGAACCGTAACCGTAACTCCACGTCTTGCTCTGCTCCATGATCAGAAACTCAACGCGGCGCAGCCAATCAGGATGCATCGCCACGGCAAGGTGGTTAAGGTCAAACGGGTCTTGGAATTCCTTAACAACCGTCTGTAGCGAGCTAACCTCAGAGTCCTCACTAAGCACAATCTGGCACCTAATGTCCTGCGTTTCAAGCCAGTCCACCAGGCGCAGAACGCGCTTCTGCTTAGCCGTCTGGTAACCCTTGTCAGTGTAGTACACATAGCTACCAAGAATGTTGATAGTCGCGAACGTGCTCTTAGGATTACCCATGACCGCGTTACCGAAAACCTCCGGCACACCCTCCATGTAAAGGTCCATGTCCAGGTAATCTCCGGTCACATCGAACAGAACATCTTTACCGGGAGACTCGATCTTTTCAAGCTTGTCGTCGTTCTGCGAAAAGTCGCGGATGCGCTCAGGATGATTCCTGAAAATATCCACGGCCTCGCTCAAAGAACCAAAGCCGTAGAAGCTGTCACCCTTACCAGAACGGTCGGATGCTCTCTCCTGCTGAGGCTTCCAACCCAAACGGTCGATAACCTTAAAAACCTCTGGCACTGACTCGAACTTGCAAGACAGCTTGCCATTCTTAAGCTCGCTAATGTATGCCATTTTCTCTCCGTTCTTTGACTTTAGCCAAAATGACCAAAGCTAATTCTTCTGCCTCATCTAAACTAGCGTGCACACCTACTACATGACCACCACTACCATCATAGTCGGAAACCCGTAAATACAACCCATCAGTAAAATGACTATTATCGAGGTCCACATACATGTTCTTTACGGTTTTTTCGTAAATATTGTCCTTAATATTCACCGTATAAAAATCATGCGTAGTACCTCTGCATCGCGTTTTACTGATCATCGTTAATCTCTTTGGCAAGCATCAGCAGAGACAAAGCAATTTCTTCGGCCTCTTCCGTATTTATGTGCACGCTAGCGCCATTGACAAAAAGAAAAATAAGCTTCTCGTTTGAGTGACTTCTGTCTATCAGAACCTCAGTATCTTGATTGCCTACGTTAATCTCAATAACGCTGTGATCGCCAAAGTGATTATGCTTGTAAGTACTTTTAATAGCCATTTTAAGCCTCCAAACAGAGGGGGAGGGCACTAATGTGTACCCTCCCCATCATCAGCGGCACTGACTACTTTTTGTTGTAGACGGTGCGCGCAAGGTGTTCAAGCCCTGTGCGCTCGCTAGCGGGCATGTTACCAGTCAGGGCAATCGGCAGTACGTCCTCAAACTTCATGCCCGCAGACAGCAGCTTAGCACCACGCTGGGTAGCACGAGGACTGACCACCACTCGAAGCTCCAACTCTTCTACGACGCGCTTACGCACGGCGCGGACGGTAGCAAGCCACTTCGTGTGCTCACCAGCCAGACGCTCTTCCACACGGTCGTCAATGTCCCAATTGAGCACGACAAACCGGTCAAGGGTTGCCGCGTCAAGCTGATTACGACCAACATACTGCCGTGACGCACCATGACCATACGTGTTCGCCGTGGCGACCATGCGGAAATCATCGTGCATTGCGATCATAGCATCCGGGAATGCCATACGACCGTTCGACAGCGCCGCGTTCAGCAGAATCAGAACGTTGCTGTTACCAGCGTCCGCCTCATCCAGAAGGAACACACCACCATGCTCATACGCCTCACGGAACTGCGTGCGCACATAGTTGTGGTTAGCGTCCAGGTAACCCACCAGGTCACTCTTAGAGGTCTGAGAGCCGACGCTGATCGTGTGGAACGCGAGGTCCAGCACGTCTGCCGCCTGAGCAGCAGCGTGCGTCTTACCAGTACCGGCAGGGCCGACCAGAAGCGCGGGCAGACCGCTCTCCATGATAACCAACAGGTTCTCGAACTGGTTGTGATTCACACCCTTAAGAGTCTTGCGACCTCGCGGCGTCTTAACCTCAACCGTGCGAACAGTGTTCGCCAGATCGAGAAGCTTAGTCTCAGTTTCGTCAAGCTGTTTCTGCAACTTCTTGTTAAGATCAACAGACTCGCGCTTGGTCAACTCTGCAATCGTCTTAGCAATCGCAGGTTGCATCGTAGACTTAGTGGTTTCGATAAGCTCGTCACTCAGAGCCTTGATGGTCGTGTCGTAGACAGCAACCTTACCATCATCCTCGACCTTGGCCTTGCCAAGTTCCTTGCCGGTAGGGCCGCCAGTGATTCCCATACCGAGAATCTGTCGCATGTCCTCCAATGTAACCTTAGGCTTTGCATCTGTTGCCATAATTAATCTCCCTTTTCCATGTGGTGCTTCTGATATGCCAGACCCGCAATACCCGCAGAAATAACCATCTGCAAGGCCATAGGAGCAAGGTCTTGCTGTGTAATTTTGATTTTGTTAGCGTACTCAATACGCAGCTTCTTGTTATTCGGATCAGCCAACAGAGCCTCATGTGTCTTAATCAGATCAACAATAAGCTCTTTGACAGCCAGAATCAACTCTGTCATGTTGTTAACGTCTGCATCGTTCTCGTTAGCACCGGTATTGTCCGCCAGATACTTACGAATCAGGTCACGATCAACGCTATCGTCCTCACCATTAAAGTATTCGCTGTTACCAAATACGTCAACCATTAAATCTCTCCAATCGCGTACATGGCTTCCCACACATCAAGTGCGCGAGTCGTAAAATACAAGAGATTGTTGTTGTCGTCAATGGCCTGTCCATCCGACGTAACCGGCACGACGGCAGTCTCTTCGTAGTGCACCAGCGTACCGTCAATCTCGTCATTAACGATAGCCACTGCCACGATAACATGATCAGTGCTCTTGATGTTGAATTCGCGGCCCATAAGCTTACGGTAGTAGTGCTTTTTGGACAGCTTCACGAGCCTACCGATACGTGAAGAGTTGTTCTCCCCAGTCTGGTCCCACAGAACCTTTACAACCTCATACAAAGGCTCCGGTCCAGGTCGGTCGTCCTCCGGCAGATTCGCTACTGTTGTTTCGCTCATATTCAAGCTCCCTCTCAATTCTGTGTTGATCTGTGATAATGGTGTAGAAGGTGTAAGTGTTACCGTCAGACTCAGGGAACACTTCAAGTGTTGTGTTGTCCTTGCCCACGAAAGCAGACATGAAAGCGTAATAATCTTCCGTGCCAGCAGATACTGTAGCTACTTTTCGAAGCAGCACAGGAGGGTCTTGCTTAAGCATCTTACGCTTAAAGGCGTCATATTCAAGTGCAAACATCATTTCCCAAAAACCTCCAATTTATAATAGCTAAGCACAGTGATCAGATCATCAAGCTCTTCCTCGTTCAGTAGGGTCGATATGGTAGACAACCTCAAACTTATCCATGCTGGGTTCATATCCTTAAACGGCACTACTTCTAAAGTAGTGCAGCCCTCGCCGTGACGTTTAATTTTCAACGATGCCCTCTTCTGCTCGCTTTTTATAGTACAGAAGTGCCACAATCAGATCATCGACCTCTTCCGGTAGAAGCAGAACAGCCCTATTACCTGTACTCGACGTAATACGCAGCCTAACGGCGTTTTTGTGGACCAGACCGTTTATACCGGTACTAACGTCAACAGTAATAGGCTCATAGCCAAAATGCCTATAGCCCTCTAGCACACTATCAGGTCTATCAAGTTTCATCAGGAATTTCGCCCTTAGCCTTCATAAGGTGATATTGCAACATCACAATAAGGTCTTCGCATTCCTGGAAATCAAGGTCACGGTTCTTGCGCCTGGACGGTGTTGACATTGCATCGTCCCCCAGCGACAAGCGCACACGGGGGCCGCTCTCCTGTGTAACGACACCCACATCTATAGGCGTCTTGCCGCGCCTACTTGATCTTAGTCTCATAGCCTCACGGCCCCCTTTCTTGTTAACTAACTAGTAACTCAGCTTGGCGATAATTTTCGCATACAGCTTTTTGCGCTTACGGTTGACAGGTGTGTCTTCAAGCCACTCAGCGGGCGGCTCAGGAACACCATCGTAGATATTAACAGTATACACATCGCTGCCGATTGTTACGGTTGCCTGATTGTCCAAATCGTCGCCGTTGATGTAGTAGGTTTCCACAACATCGTCAGACTCCGGCTTGGTCGGTTCAGGCTTACCCAGCGAGCGCAGCTTGCTCTCAGTGAGCGTATCATAGATGAACGTCCGGTTCTGCTTGCCGATGATATCAGCAATCTCAGCCACAGTGTAACCCTGTGAACGGAGAGTGTTAATCTCATCGCCAATGTCAGCCTTGAACGGTGCAAGCTCAGCCGCAAGTTCAAGTCGCTGCCTCAGCTTAGCCTCTTCGTGCTTACGCCGAAAGACGTTCATCGCCTTGACTAGTGCTGTCTCACTGCCCGTTTTGCTCATTAGGATGCTCCTTTTCCCACTGTGCGACAGTAGAAACAACGCCGACGCTGATCGTCGCCATGACCAAGGCGCTGCCAAGCTGATTGAAAGCCCTAGCAAGCACTTCAAGGTCTTCGTTAGAAATCTGAGGGTATCGTTTAACGACCTCCACCACCAGACTCTCGTGAGCAGTGATCAATTCCTCAGACACTCGACGGCCCTCGTCAGCAGCAGCGTCGATAGCTTCCTGCAACGTAGCATATCCAGCCGTAGGATTCTTAGCGTCGTACGCCGTGTTCTTGTCACCCGAAGGTGTACCGAAAACGTCACTCATCTTAGTCACCATACTCTTCCTTATAGAGCGCGAAAAGCTCGTAGTAAAGACTGTCCACAGCCTGAACCATAGCTCCCAGCGTTTCCTTGTCCCTAGCGACATTCGCCACGGAGAGCTTGAAATCGAGTCGATCTTCGTCATTGACGCCAAGATAGTCGATACGGACGTAGACCTCATCAGTCTCGTCACCTGGAACAGGCTCGCTCTCCACGCGACCATTGCGCTCCGGGTTACCGAAATGCTGTCCACTAAACACATCAGCCATAACTAGTTACTCCTTTTCATCCCATGCGTCATAGTACGCAATTTCGTATTCGTGCAAGATTTCTTGCTCATCATTATTGTTAAGGTAATTCTCTCCGGTTACCCGGTAGATAATATCCTCAATATCGTACAATGACCAAACATCGTCAGGTGCCTGTTCGACACCTTCCAATACTTCGTTATCAACGTCCGCTTGCGCAATCTCTCGCGTCCGCTCAATTGTACGATCTGTTACCACATAGCTCATATTCCATTCTCCAATAGAAATGCAATTGCACTCACAAATACCTCATGTGGCATTTTCATTGTCCACCTAGCATATTTGTCGCTGTCTTTGTCCTCACTATAGGTATATATTCCATAACCATCACGATTGTCTTCACGTAGTGCGAGCCAATATTCGCTATTGCGCATTATGAGAACGTCGTGATAACGGCCCTTATTGGCTTGATTAATTACCGTCCAGGTAACATCATCGTCTGCGTCCTTAAAGACAAACTCATTATCACGCTTTTTATCTATCGTAATTGGCATCCATTTGCTCCTTTTCTGACAGGAAACGTGCTAAAACACCCATGAACACAACCTCTGGAACACCAAAATACCAGAAATTAGTATCCTTGTTGTTGAAGCTTTTGTCTATTCCTATAGTCGAATACGCAGGATCATATCTAAGCCCGATGCAATGCCCGTACTTAAATCCATCAGGCCGGGGATCAACAGCAACAACAATAGTGAAAGAGTGCTTATACCTTTGTACTTTAACCTTCCATATATAGGTACGCTCGGGATCGCGGTTGTCTAGGTATTCATCTGTGATTACCGTAAGAAAGTCGTCGTTATCTACCTCTGTATGATGTGACAGTACCACATTACCTGTCATGGAGGTCAACCACCCACAGGAACCTCGTAGCGGAATCCGTGACGAATCTGCAACAGAAGCTCGTTACCGGTCGAGAGGTTGCGGACCGTGACCAGCGAATACTTGTCGTTGCCCGTCACGACACCGTTAGTGTGGTGCACAGTGACAATCTCGAATTCAGGCTGATAGTTGCTGTACGACCGGATACGCGGAATACGAAACCGGCGACCCTCCGGCTGAGGGTGCTTGCCCCGAGGGAACACCGTCACGAGGTTGGCACCCAGAGTGCTCGTGTACTTACGTCCAGCCTTAATGTTGTTTGCCTTTTCGTTTGCCATAATGGTTTCTCCTTTTGTGATTTGGTTTAGTTTTACAGAATGCTGTCAGTCGTAAGCGTCTTCGTGGTTGCATCCCACCCGACAATAAAGAGCAGGATACCGTTATCCTCAGCGTACTTGATCGACTCTTCGACTGATTTAAGATGCCGATCCATGTACGCGATAAGAGTCTTGACCTCAGCCCTAGCGTCTTCAATGTTTGTGGCTTCAAGTGCCTCACCCACGTTGAAGCCAGAGCCGTCAAGCCTTGACTCTCCCAGATAAAACGTAGCCATAATTACAGCCTGCCTTTCTTAGCGTCATTGTAGCGGTCAATATCGCGGAAAAGCCAGTATACCCAGAAAACCAGGATAACCAACATCGCCGCGCCAAAGATCGGCTGATTAGTTGCGAAATCGAACACTCCGAACACAACGGTCCACAGCACCCAGAACGAGCTATACGCAATAGCTACTTTACGGCGCTTAAGCTGTGCCTTACGAATCCGTGCCTCTACGGCTGCGACAAAGGAATCATCCTCTGCCAATTTCTGCATGTGTTGCTTAAGTTGTTCTCTTGCCATTATGCCAAAACCTCCAAACGGTTGACGTTGACCAAAAACTTGTTACCGTCTTGATCAACTACAATACGGAATTGCTGCTTATCAGGATCAGTCGGAATTTCCACGACTGTTACAACGCTTTGCTCATTGGTGATCGGCGCTGTGTACACTGCGTTAAACACGTTTGATTACCTCTTTTTCTAACACGACAAGACCATGGAATTCGCAGCTTTCATCCCACACCTTGCCTCTGATTGTGGCAGTGATGCGGTAGTGCTCTCCAATGTAGGGGGAATCCTCTTCCGACACAACCTCTGTGATTACGCCGGTTGCTGCATCCTTTGCGAATTCCTCTTTGAATACGACCTTATCTCCAACTTTGTACTTCATTACTCTGCTTCCGGCACGAACAGTACCTCGATATCCGTGTAACGCTTGATAATTTCGGCGTCGTATAGCGTGAGGTAACTTCCAAACCACGACTGGTTACCCGTACGGCGATAGTAGCTCCACATTTCCGAGCCGGTACTTCTGACGCGAATGTACGAGTTGATCGCCTTAGGAAGCTCCACGATGGGCTCGATATCCCACTCGTCGTATTGTACGTAGGCGTTTGTCTTCGTACCATCCACGATGATATCGAGCCCCGGTCCACCCACGTAGGCCACCTTGCCAGTGAGGAATTGACCCGTCTCTTTGTTGGTGATCTTCGCCCGCTGATCGGTCTTGACCGGCTCTGCAAGAGCCAGGTTATCTTCCCACACACCCCAGCCCTTTTCGTCGCCGTGATAGTAAGCATCGGCCTCGACAGCGGAATAGTTTACTCTGGTAATGGTGAACGTCTGCGTACCCAGACCTTGCTGACGGCGCTTACCGTTACGCTCATTGACCGGCAACACGCGAACCTTATCGCCAACCTTATACTTTGCGCCCATAATTTACTCGCTTTCTGTTTCAGTATCACTGTCGGCATTAGCACCGTCACATTCGGCCAAATGTCCAACATAGTTCAATGCATCGTGACTGCTTCTAGGGTCAATATCGAACACCCTATAGCAGTATGGGCATACCCTAGTCATAATTTTTGACTGTTTCAATGATTTCCCTGTATTCCTTACTACCGTATGGCGCGACCAGCACAAACCCGTTCAGCTTTGTACCAGAGAACGCTCTTACGATGTTCTGTGCACCTACCGGGTTCTGCGAGTGTACCACAACCCATAGGACACTCTGTAGCACGTCAGGCAGGCCTGCTAGCGACTCTACTAGCGGCATCACCCCTAGGTCATGGTCCAGGAACAGAATCACCATGCTACCTTGACCGAACGCCACGCCAATCTCATACGACGCAGCAGATACGGTCCTTGCCAGCACCATACCATCCGGGCACTCACGCTCATCATCAACGAAGATTTTTGTCAGCATACTCTCAGACTTCCTCTCAGGTTGTCAAATTTTAGTGTTCAAAACGTATTTCTTATGCATAATATGTACTTATCGTACAAACATACAGGCTCTATGACTGG